CTACACAAGGGCTGTAAGTCGCAAGTCAATGGTAGCGGCTGTTGCGAGAATATATCAGCCGGGTACAAAGTTTGATTCCGTGCCGATTCTGAATGGACCACAGGGCATTGGTAAATCTACTTTTTACGCAAAGCTTGCAGGCAAATGGTTTTCTGACAGTTTAACACTTACCGATATGAAAGATAAGTCGGGACCGGAAAAGCTGCAGGGCTATTGGATTCTGGAACTTGGAGAACTTGCCGGAATGCGTAAAGCTGATGTGGAGGTTGTAAAATCCTTCCTTTCCCGTGTGGATGATAAGTACAGAGCAAGTTATGGTGTGAACGTAGAAAGTCATCTTCGTCAGTGCATTATTGTGGGTTCTACAAATGCTGAAAACGGATTCCTTCGTGATATAACGGGAAACCGCAGATTCTGGCCTGTTCGTGTAAACGGCAACAGCAAAAAGAAATCGTGGCAACTAACCAAAGCTGAGGTAGAGCAGATATGGGCTGAAACTCTTGTGTTATATGCACGAGGAGAAAAGCTGTATCTTGAAAACAGCGATGCTGTAAAAGCTGCTATGGAACAGGATGCGGCCATGGAAACAGATGAACGTGAAGGCTTGGTACGTAAATATCTGGCTACGTTATTACCTGAAAACTGGGACACTATGGATTTATACGCAAGACGTAATTTCCTGCACGACGATGATCCTACAAATCAAAAAGGTACTGTGGCACGTCAGTATGTTTGCAATATGGAAATATGGAGCGAGTGTTTCTGCCGTGAACCTTCAACTATGAAATCGACAGACTCGTATGCTATTTCAGCTATTATGAAAAAGATAGGATGGCAGAAAACAGATCGCCGCACATTTCCTATCTACGGCAGACAGAGAGCCTATGGACAAGGGACAGGACAAGTTCTGGACAAGTAAGTTGTCCTGTAAAGATTGCGGGACAAGAAAAGGTTGTCCGAAAAGTTGTCCCTTTCTTGTCCGTATCGCAATCCACGTATTTACGGCGTTTCTGCTTGTTCAGGACAAGTAGGACAAGAAATATCTATATAGATATAAATATATAAAAAATAAGAAAAACGCACGTGCGCACGTGTATACGCGCGTATAGGAAAATTTTTGGAGGTTGTCCAGTATGAGTTACTATGAATGGTTAATCAAAAATTATGCGGAAAAGGATACAGCAATCGGGGATCTTGCAAGAGATATCCTCTCAGATGAAATGTTTCCCGAAAACGAAGGTTTCAAGGGTATGTTTGATTACCTCATTTGGGAAGGCGGAGCGTGTGACCGTTGTATCGAAGTATTCAAGGAAAGCTGGCGCAGATATGTTAGAGAAACAGGTAGAACAGAAATTGGTTGCCGCTGTAAAGTCTAAAGGCGGAGTCTGCTGGAAATTCACGTCACCCGGAACAGCCGGCGTTCCCGACCGCATCATATTGATGCCGGGCGGCAGAATTGCCTTTGTGGAAGTGAAAGCACCGGGAGAGAAACCGAGACCGCTTCAGCTTTCAAGGCACTTAACTTTAAGGCGGTTAGGCTTTCTGGTTTACGTCCTGGACGCTTTGGAAGATATCGAAAAAATTATATCGGAGGTGATGAACTATGAAGCTTCATGATTATCAGGAATATGCCGTAAAGTTTATTGAGGAACATAAAATTGCAGCTCTTCTGCTTGATATGGGTCTTGGCAAGACGATCACAACACTTACAGCTATCAACAATCTGATGTACGATCTGTTTGAGGTCAGAAAAGTTCTGATTATTGCACCGCTGAGAGTTGCCCGTGACACATGGTCTGCAGAAATCGAAAAATGGGAACATCTGAAACACCTGAGATACAGCGTGGCAGTTGGAACTCCCGACGAGAGAAAAGCTGCGTTAAATGCCGACGCCGACATCTACATCATCAATCGTGAAAATGTGGACTGGCTTCAGCAATACCGCCTTTGACTATGACATGGTTGTCATTGATGAGCTGTCCAGTTTCAAGAACCACCAAAGCAAACGCTTCAAGGCTTTGATGAAAGTCAGACCCAAAGTAAAACGCATCGTAGGTCTGACCGATACTCCTGCCAGCAATGGACTGATGGATTTATTTGCTGAGTTCCGTTTGCTGGATATGGGAGAACGCTTGGGAAGATTTATCGGACAATTCAGAAACGAATACTTCAAGCCCGACAAGCAAAACGGCTATATCGTGTATTCCTACAAACCTCTCCCTGATGCGGAAGAAAGAATATACGAGAAAATATCAGACATTACTGTTTCCATGAAAGCAGTCGACCATCTGAAGATGCCGGAACTTATCTCCAACGAATACACTGTGAAGATGTCTGAGACAGAAAAGGAAAAATACAAGGAACTGAAAGACGAGTTAATTCTTGAAGTTCAGGATACAGAGATAACAGCGGCGAATGCTGCGGCTTTAAGCAATAAGCTGTGTCAGATGTCCAACGGTGCAATTTATGATGATGCCGGCGAGATAATTCCAATACATAACCGAAAACTGGATGCCCTGGAAGACATCATCGAATCAGCCAACGGCAAACCGGTTCTGGTGGCTTACTGGTTCAAACACGACAGAACGAGAATTGCGGAAAGGCTTGGTAAGCTTGGAATTGTTTATCAGGAAATCAAATCAGCACAAAGCATAAAGAATTGGAACAGCGGAAAACTGCAAGTTGCACTGATTCACCCTGCATCTGCAGGTCACGGGTTGAATCTTCAGTCCGGAGGAAATTTCCTGGTGTGGTTCGGACTGACCTGGAGTCTGGAACTGTACAGCCAGACCAATGCAAGATTGTGGCGTCAGGGACAGCAGTCCGAAACCGTCATCATACAGCACATCGTTACCAAAGGGACGGTTGATGAGAAAATTCTGAAAGCACTAAAGGAAAAGGATGAAACGCAATCCGCCTTAATGACTGCGGTCAAGGCAGAACTGGAGGAAATATGACAGCGAAAGAATACATGGAACAGGCACGTTATCTCGATATGCAGATAAATTCCAAAATAGAACAAGTCAGAAGTCTGAATGAGCTTGCAACAAGGGTTACAACGGTTTACAGCGATATGCCCCATAGTCCAAACAGAAATACTTCCCGAATGGAAGAAACCATTGCAAAGATTATCGACCTTGAGAGTGAAATCGACAGGGATATTGATGCATTGGTGGATCTGAAGCGTGAAATCATGCGTGTTGTAAACAGCATTGAATCTGCGGAATACAGAACCATACTGGAAATGCGTTATTTGCAGTTTAAAAAATGGGAACAGATAGCCTTGCAGATGTCTACGGATTTAAGATGGGTTTATCGTATGCACGGCAGAGCTTTGAACGAAGTGCAGAAAATTATAAACTCGCCACTAAAGACCATTGAAAGCCACTAAGGAAATGTGATATCATAGATAATAGAAAAATATACAACAAGCCATGGCGGAGAAATCTGCCGTGGCTATTTTTATGCCCGGAGGTATTGGTATGACTGCAAAAGAATACTTAAATCAGATTCAGCTTTTGAACTTTGAAGCCGATGAGTGCGTGGCGCAGATTGCCCTTTTGGAAGAGACAATTAACAATCTCTCCAATGAAAAAATTATTGCTACCCTTGAAGATGCCGTAGATGAACTGAATGAACAGCATTCTTCCTTCGTCACAAAAGCCCATCTCATGGTCAGCAACCTTACAAACCTTGATGAGCCGCTTGAATGTGCCGTGCTGGCTTACCGCTACCACCGTGACTACAGCTGGAGCGACATTGCGGAAAGGCTTCACCTTACAGAAAAGAGTGTACAGGTGGTTTACGAAAAGGCACTCGTTTCCCTGGAAGATTACCTTGATGAGCTTAACGATGCCGAGGAAATGTAAGAAACCCTGCAAGCACCCCGACTGTCCGAACCTGACAGAGGGCTTGTACTGTGCGGAGCATCAGCCTCTGCACCCTGACCGACCCTCAGCTGCCAAACGTGGCTACAGCAGCAAGTGGCAGAGGCTGAGCAAAGCTTACCTCCGCAAGCACCCCATGTGTGTACGCTGTATGGCGGAAGGTCGATACGTTCCAGCAACAGTGGTGGACCATATCATTCCCCATCGTGGTGATGAGACACTTATGTGGAGTGAATCTAACTGGCAAGCATTGTGCAAGCCGTGTCACGATAAAAAGACATGGACTGAGGATAAGAATCCTGTTTACTCCTATTAAATCAATTTTTCTCCTAAAATTGCTATACTTTTAGGAGAAAAGACCCCCTGGGGGTCAAAAACCTCTAAATGTGAACATTCTAAAGACCGGCGCCCAGAGGTATACGCAAAAATCGGAAAACAAAAAGGGTATTGACCCCTCAATTATGGCTAAGTGCAAAAGTGTGATTTCGTCCCTATTTTCTTGGACGGAACACACTTTTTTTATGCTTTAAATTATGGCGATAAATTTGAATATAAATCAAAATTATTCAAAGAAGGGAGAAAATCAAACATGGCGAAAGATGGTACAAACCGAGGCGGTGCAAGACCCGGTGCCGGCAGACCTCGCAAAGCTCTTACCGAGAAAATCAGTGAAGGTAAAAAAGCAGAAGTAATGCTGCAACCTGCGGAATTGACTGCAGCTGATATACCGCCTGTCAGAGAATTCATGACAGCAATGCAACGAGATGGAACAACGCTATGTGCCAAAGAAGTATTTACGGAAACCTACAGTTGGCTGAAGGATCGCAATTGCGAGAAACTGGTTAGCCGTCAGCTTATCGAACAGTATGCAATGAGCATTTCCCGTTGGATACACTGCGAAGAAGTAGTATCCCGTACAGGTTATATTGCAAAGCACCCGACAACGAATGCACCTATTGCCTCCCCCTACGTTGCCATGAGTCAAGCATATTTGAAGCAAGCCAATGTGTGCTGGAATCAGATTTTCACAATCGTCCGTGAGAATTGTTCTGTAGAATTTCAGGATAACCCGCAGGATGACATGATGGAAAAGCTGCTTCGCAGCAGAAAGTGAGAAATACATGAAAGCAGATACCCAGTTCTGGCGAGATTTAAAAGCCAATCGCCAGAAAATGACGAAACAGCAATACCGAACCATTAAGGGACAGGCTGTTGCAGGTCATATTATAGACGCAAGAAAAGGTCTCCAAAAAGTCACCAGGAGGAGGAACGGAAGATGACCACAACTACAGAATTTCAGCTTGTTGACATTAACAAGCTGGTACCCTATGCAAATAACGCCCGTACACACAACAAAGAACAGATTCTGAAGCTTCGCTCCTCTCTGCGTGAATTTGGATTTGTCAATCCTGTCATCATCGATAAGGATTACAATGTCCTCGCCGGGCACGGACGCATTATGGCTGCAAAGGAAGAAAGAATTACAGAAGTACCATGTGTGTATGCCGACCATTTGACCGAAGCACAGAAGAAAGCGTACATTCTTGCTGACAATCGCATGGCGTTGGACGCGGGATGGGATGATGAACTCCTTGCCGTGGAAATGGAAGAACTTCAGAATCTCGGATTTGACCTTGGTTTGACCGGTTTTGATGAAAAGGAAATCGCCGATCTGTTTGCGATTGACAGCGATGAAGCAAAACAGGATGATTTCGATGTGGATGCAGAACTGGAAAAACCGTGTAAATCCAAACTCGGTGATATATGGCATCTTGGAAAGCACAGAGTTATTTGCGGCGATTCTACTTTGCCGGAAACCTATGCAGCACTACTTGGAGATACAAAAGTAAATCTCGTTTGTACAGATCCGCCGTACCTTGTCAACCTGGAAAGCACATCTGGCAAAATCAAGAATGATGACCTGGATGACGAAAAGGGGTACGAATTCCTGAAATCGGCATTTGAGAGATTCAAAGATGCCATGGCGAAGGACGCAAGCATTTATGTGTTTTATGCCACTTCAAAGGCGCGTGTATTTCATGATGCTTATGAAGATGCAGGATTCAAGGTCGGTGCAGGTCTTGTATGGAAGAAAGACCGCCTTGTTCTCACCCGAACTGACTGGAAGTATATCCATGAACCGATTATCTGGGGTTGGAGAAAAGACGGTAAGCATATCTGGTACGGTGACCAGAAACAGAAAACTGTGTTTGAATTTGACCGCATCAAAAACAGCAAAGAGGACGGCTGCGGACATCCGTCCAGTAAGCCGGTGCCGCTGATCGCCTATCTGATTTCCCAGTGTACACAGACAAACGGAATGGTGCTGGACGGGTTCCTGGGAAGTGCGTCTACCCTTATTGCCTGTGAGCAGCTGAATCGTGTATGCTTCGGCGTGGAACTGGAACCGAAGTTTGTAGATGTTGCTGTGGAAAGATACATAAAGCTTCATGCCGGGAACTCTGATGATGTGTATCTGATACGCAATGGAGAGAGAATCGACTATAAGGATGTGACTGTTTCTGATGAATAAACCGCTTACACTTTGCAGTCTCTTCGACGGTTCAGGAACATTTCCGATGATGGCAATGCTCTGTGGTATTATCCCGATAAGTTGTTCAGAAATCGAGCCTTTCCCGATTGCTGTAACTACAAAGCGACTGCCGTTTGTAAAGCATCTCGGAGATATCAACCATATAAACGGAGCGGAAATTGAACCTGTGGATATCATTACATTTGGCTCACCCTGTACTGACATCTCGAGTGCAGGAAAGCGGCAGGGCTTGAATGCACCGCGTTCCGGGCTTTTCTTTCAGGCAGTCAGAATTATCAAGGAAATGAGGTGTGCCACAAATGGTAAATATCCAAGATTCGCAGTCTGGGAAAATGTCGCAGGTGCTTTTTCCTCCAACGGCGGAGAAGACTTCCGATGCGTACTCGAAAAACTCTGTCAGGTCAAAAACCCAGACATTTCTATCCCTAAACCTGCAAAATGGGAGAAAGCCGGAGAAATCCTGGGACAAGATTTCTCTCTCGCCTACAGAACATTCGACGCTCAGTACTGGGGTGTACCCCAGAGAAGAGTGCGTGTCTACCTTGTCACAGATTTTGATGGCGGATGTGCCCCAAAAATATTATTTGAGTCAGAAGGCGTGTCTGGGTATTCTGCGAAGGGCTTCAGATCGTGGCAAGAAGCTACCCGAAGTTCTGGAGATTGCTCTGAAGAAACAGGCTCAGGGTTAATGTTCGAGAATCATTCTCAGGATACCAGATATACAGGACCTCTGGAGGTTGCCCAGACTGTATCCGCAACTTACGGAACAGGCGGAAACAATCAGCCTTTTGTGGTGGAATCCGCAGGATTCTGTACCGAACATTCAGCACAGGCAAGAGGCATCGGTTACGAAGAAGAAAAATCTCCCACACTTCGTGCAGGCGTTGTCCCGGCTACTTTGAAAATTCGTTCCGGATGTCCCGGCGGCGGAAAAGGTGCTTTAATTCAAGAAGATAAATCCGCAACACTCTCCTGCAACAATGACCAGACGCTTTTCGTTCCGAAGGTATATGGCATCTGCGGAAAGCACAGCAATTCCATGATGAGCGATAATCCAAACAGCGGATTTTATGAAGCAGATACTTCAAGAACTATTGATACAAGCAATCAGTCACCTTGCAAGAATCAGGGCGGTATGGTTGTTGTGGAAGGCAACGGTTCACGACCTTCACATCACGGTGACGGATACAAGGAATCGGAAACCATGTACACACTGAATTGCACGGAGAACCATGCAGTTTCCTACGGCATCGGCAGACCTGCCATGAATCAGGGGTACAATGTAAAATTCAGTTTTCAGATTGAAGAAGAAAAATCCCCGACACTGGTTGCATCGGGGGCTGGCGGAATTGCTCATCCGGTTTACAGTTCCTCCAAGGCATCGTTCTTTACAACCGCTGAAAAGGAAAAAGCAAACACGCTTGTGGCATCGGACTACAAGGATCCGCCGGTTGTAAATGACAGCACTCCTGAAATCGAGTATATCGTAAGAAGGCTGACACCACAGGAATGTGCATTGCTTCAGGGAATGCCGACTTGGTGGTGTGATGGACTTGGTACGGAAAATCCGACTGAAGAACAGATAGTTTGGTGGCAGAATGTTTTTGAAAACTACAATAAGGCAATCGGTAAAGAGTGCAAACCAAAAAGCCGCAAGCAGATTGAAAAGTGGCTGAAGAATCCATATTCTGATAGTGCTGCCTATAAAATGTGGGGCAATGGCGTCGCAGCTTGCAATGCCTGGTTTGTCCTTGCCGGAATCGCCTATTATGCACAAAATGAGGGGAAATAATTCTACATATCCCACACTTGATATCTGTGCCATTTAGAGTTATCATGTGTACTACCAAAAAGGAGGTCAAAACACATGATGATTGAATTACATCTTACAGGAAACGAACGAAAGGGACTGGTAAAGGCGGTCAGCGAGATTATCGGTGCGCCCTCCGAATATCAGTATATGCCAACCTGTGCATACAAAATCGGCAGAGATTACACGATTACAAAGGAAGGCAATCTTGAAATCAGTGATTCAGCTGACAGCAAGGAAGTCGAAAATCTGATTGATGAACTGGTCAGCAGAGGTTATGATGTTCCTCTTGAGGAAGAAGAAAACGGTCTGACGGTAGAGATGCCTTTGGAACTGATTGATGAATCAACGCTTGAAAGGCTCAGAAAAATTGTGGAAAACAAGGGAGAACTTTTCAAGGCAGCTTTCAAAACCAACAACCTGGAAATAGTTGTACTTGAAAATAAGGTTTGCTTTCCATGGTTCACTGTGGAGCAGTACGATGATACAAGTGCCTACTGTACATTCATTTCCATGCTTTGCGAATTTGCGAAAAATCAGAAACGCATCAACAACAAGCCTGACACCAGCGACAATCCCAAATATACCATGCGATGTTATCTTCTTCGCCTTGGCATGATTGGCACAGAGTACAAATCGGCAAGAAAAGTATTGCTCAGAAATCTCTCAGGCAGTTCAGCGTTCAGAAAGGCTGGTAATTCAAATGAAGTTTCCCAATAAACAACAGCTTGTACCCCTCCGTGCAAAATATCCGGCAGGCACAAAAATCATTCTGCACCACATGAATGACCCTTACCCAGTGCCGTCGGAAACGGTCGGCGAGGTGCAGTATGTGGACGACGCCGGAAACATTCACACGGTCTGGAGAAACGGTAGGACACTGGCTGTCATTGAAGGCGTTGACGATTTTTCAAAGGCTCCGGGGGCTGAAAAATAAGCGAGCACCTATTCCATCGTACTGTATTTTACCATAGAAAATCAAGTAAAGCAAGACTGTATATTACACAATCATCTGGCGAATATACAGTCTCTTTTTCTGTTAATTTAGCCGCTTGCTTTATCCTCCGTGATGCGGTAATATGTAACACAACGAAAGGGCAAAAAGCCCGAATTTACGGAGGAAAAACAATGAACGCTAAAACAGAAAGACAGATTGAAAACATGAAAAACCAGACCATCGGAGTGGAAATCGAAATGAACCACATCACCAGAGAAAGAGCTGCAAGGCTTGCCGCCGACTTCTTCGGAACAAACAGATACGAAAACACAGCAGGCAGAAACGGCTACTGCACCTGGTCAGCATGGGATGCACAGGGCAGAGAATGGAAATTTCAGAGAGACGTTTCCATTGCCGGAGCAGACAGCGAAAAATGCGAACTGGTAACCCCAATCCTGAAATACGAGGACATCGAAACCTTGCAGGAACTGGTCAGAAAGCTTCGCAAAGCCGGAGCAATCAGCCACGCAGGAATCGGTGCAGGGGTTCACATTCACATCGGAGCAAACGGCCACACACCACAGAGCCTCAGAAATCTGGCAAACATCATGGCAGGCCACGAAAAACTGATTGCCGACGCTTTGAAAATCGACAGCGGCAGAATGCATCGCTACTGCAGAACGGTAAACCCAAAATTCATCGAACAGATCAACAAGAAAAAGCCAACAACCATGGCACAGCTTGCGGACATCTGGTACACTTCAAACGGTGCAGACTACGGCAGAAATCAGCATTACAACGACAGCAGATACCATATGCTGAACTACCACGCAACCTTTACAAAGGGAACAATCGAATTCAGACTTTTCCAGTTTGACAAGCCTGCAAACGGCAAGAAAAACGGACTTCATGCCGGACAGCTGAAAAGCTACATTCAGCTTTGCCTTGCACTTTCCGAAATGGCAAAGGAACTGCGAACAGCAAGCCCAAAGCCACAGCAGACGGAAAATCCGAAATTTGCCATGAGAACATGGCTGATGCGATTGGGATTTATGGGAGCAGAATTTGCCACGGCAAGGGATTTCCTGACAAGAAACCTGGATGGCGATGCAGCCTTCCGATTCGGCAGAGCCTGAAAAGGCTTGCCCCCACAGGCAACAGGCGGCAACACCGCCGCCCACGTTGCTTTTGCGGGATAGTTTTCCAAGTGCTGAAACCGCCCCACACAAGCCCACACAGCTGCTGACATCGCAAAGCATAATCTGAACAAATACTACACAAGAAAAGGCACAGATATTTTGTGGTTTTAGCGGGTTGCTATTCTTGCCCGAAAGAGTTAATATGTGACTACCGCAAAACGAAAGCGGAATTCACGAAAAGGAAGATTCAGATGAAAAGATACTATATCGCCTACGGTTCAAACCTCAATGTCCGTCAGATGAAATTCAGATGCCCTACGGCAAAGGTTGTGGGAACAAGCGTAATCAAGGGTTACGAACTTCTCTACAAGGGCAGCAAGACAGGTTCCTACCTCACCATTGAAAAGAAAAAAGGCGGCGTGGTTCCTGTGGCTGTCTGGGAAGTAACTGCCAGGGATGAAAAAAACCTTGATGCATATGAGGGCTATCCGAATTTCTACTACAAGAAGAACATGAAAATCAGGCTTTCCGAAACCGGAAAAACGATTGATGCTTTCGTGTACATCATGCACGAAGAACGCAGCCTTGGCATTCCGTCACAGAACTACATCAGCACCTGCCGATTCGGATATACGATTTTCGGATTCGATTTCAAGTATCTGGATAAAGCCTACGAAAAAAGTATAAAGGGAGCTGACCGTTATGAAAAATGAAACGAACACTGAAAGAACCTGTCCAAGGTGCGGTTGCACCTATCATGGAAGACCGGCACTTTCCAGAACGGATAATGAAACGCTGATTTGCCCCGACTGCGGAACCCGTGAGGCTCTTGAAGCCTTGGGAATCTCACCGGAAGAAACGGAAAAAATCGTCAGCATCATTCATCGCAATCGGGCAGAATAATCGAACACAAGCCGCCACGTTTGGCTGTGTGGCCATTCAGGGATTCCTCCGTAAAGTTTTCCCTATTGCAATAAAGCCCCACACGAGCCGACAGGGCGGCTTTGTGCTGCTGTCATATTCTACACAATCAGGGCTCCAATTTCGGCGTGATGTTTGTTACATTTATTATCGAAAATATCGTTGACTATCAGCCTGAGATGCGGTAATATACTACACAACGCAAGGGAAACCAAGCGAAAACAACCTAAAACGGAGGAAAACATCATGAACGAAAAAATCAGAAACTACTTTGAAAGCCTGGAAAGAAACGAAAAATTCTCCCACGGTGCAGGATACGCTTACAGAGCCTACCTTGACACCTGCAACAACAGCAACAGCGAGGAGCTTATTGTTAATGACCTTCCTTTTGAAGACGACATGAGCGACTTTGTTGAAACCTTAAGAAGTGCAGGATTAACCACAGTTCTTATAACAGATGCAAGCACAGCACTTTTGAGAAATCTTCACCAGCTTGATGAACTTGGTTGCCGATTCGATGGACTTTGCAAAGCAACACGCAATTATGCGTGGGGTGCTCCTGAAGAAATCCCTGCCATCCGAATCAGACTGAACTAAAAGCCAAAGAGCCAGGGGCGGAATAAGCCGCCCCTGTGCCTGCCTGTAACGGCAAGCAGAAACGATTCCGTAAATTTACCAAATGCAAAAAGCAAGCCCACAAACGGCAACGTGTGGCTTGCTTTTTGATTGCTCCGGGGGCTGAAAAATAAGGGAGATCCTATTTCATCGTACTGTATATTACCATAAAAAATCAAGAAAAGCAAGACTGTATATTACACAATCATTCGGCAAATATACAGCCTTTTTTTCTGTAGATTTAGCCGCTTGCAATAATGCACACTATGCGGTAATATGTAATCACCGAAAGGGAAAACAATCAAAAAAACGGAGGAAAACACAATGGTATCATACGGAATCGCAAAGGCAAGAGCAATGGCAAACAGAATCGACTGGAACGAAAGAACCGAAATCACAAAGGCAATCATCACCTGGGTTGACGCGGAGTACGAATACGAACTTGAAATCGAAAACGAAGACCACATGGACGACGATGATTTCACAGCCTGGATTGAAGAAAGTGCCGAGGCTTTTGCAAAAGAGGACGCACAGGAAAACGGCACAGCCTTTGAAGAAATCGACAGAATTCGCTACAAAGAAGACTACATTGACGACGATGCGCTTTTCGATGAGGAATACGAAAATGCCTGCGAATTTGAATGGAAGTGCATGACGGGAAGATAAAATTCCCGGCACTTTCCAAACAGCCCCTGAGACAAGGGGGCTGTGGCTCGTACCGAAGAAATATAGTACACAAAATCCGAGCCAAATCTTTGTGCAGTATATTTTTCCGTTATGACTTGATAAACTTGAAATTGTATGGTAACATGGTTACAATGGGAATAGAATCTCGATTACAAATCGCCCCCGGAGGGCTTGAAAATAATGATGCAGACTTGCTTTGGCAGGTCTTTTTTGTTTGGAGGTGAGAACAATGGCAAGATTTAAACCGACACGCTTTATGGCGGAAGATTCCAGATATGATAAAAAAGCGGCAGATTATGCAGTTTCCTTTATTGAATGCCTCAGCCATACCAAAGGCACATGGGCTGGAAAGAAATTTGAACTTCTGGACTGGCAGGAGCAGATTATCCGTGACCTGTTCGGCATTCTGAAACCGAATGGCTATCGTCAATTCAACACGGCGTACATTGAAATTCCCAAGAAAAATGGCAAACAGCTGGCATTGCACACCCCAATCCCTACCCCCTACGGATTTACAACAATGGGTGATATACAGATTGGAGATGAATTGTTTGATGAGAAAGGAAACATATGCCATGTTATTGCAAAAAGTCCTGTTGATTATGAAGAGCAAGGCTATATCATCCGATTTAAGGACGGCGAAGAAATCATCGCAGGAGCAAGGCATTTGTGGACAGGCGAACTTACAAATGGTACACGCAGAAAAAGGACGATTACAACGGAAGAATTATATCAGCGTTCTTGTGACGCCAATGGTTGTTACCGGTTTCGTATTCCTATTGCAGAAGCTTTTACCACAACTGAAAAAGAACTGCCTGTTGATCCTTACTTAATGGGCTATTGGTTAGGAAATAGAAATGCTGTAAAGCCTGAAATTACAATTCAAACTTGCGATATACCGGAAGTGTTAGACCGAATATGGCCATGGCACAAGCTGAAAAGAAGATGGAAAAATACAGGTGATTCGGAAATCTGCCCTGTCCCGGATTTAAAAAAAGTACTTTTGAAAAGCTTTCATGACAAGAAAATCCCAATAGAATATCTCAGAGCTTCCGTTTCGCAGAGATTCGATTTATTACAGGGACTTATGGATTCTGATGGAGCAATCAGCAATTTGAAAGGACAGGCAATTTACACTTCTACAGAAAAAGCACTTGCTGAAAGCGTAAGTGAACTGCTATGGAGTTTAGGCATAAAAAATGCAATCACAACTGCGGTATCCACGCAGAGAGCAGATTGGAGTAAGCCGAGCAGTGAATGTGGAAGAGTGGCAACAGGAGAAACCCTATACTATGTGAAATTCACAGCTTTCGATGATATGCCGATTGCAGGACTAAAAAGGAACCCTAAGTCACGCAGTCATTTTCGATATATTGATTCTATTGAAAAAATTGAAAATCCGGGTATGCAATGCATACAAGTCGACAGCCCTTCACACCTTTATTGTGTTGGGCGTTCTTTTTTACCAACACACAACAGCGAGCTTGCCGCCGCTGTTGCCCTGCTGCTCACCTGCGGTGACGGTGAAGAACGTGCCGAAGTGTACGGCTGTGCTGCTGACCGACAACAGGCTGCCATTGTATTTGATGTGGCAGCCGATATGGTGCGAATGTGCCCTGCCTTGAATAAGCGAGTGAAAATCCTGACCTCACAAAAGCGTATCGTGTACATTCCGACAAACAGCTTCTATCAGGTACTTTCTGCAGAAGCCTATTCCAAGCATGGATTCAATATTCATGGAGTAGTCTTTGATGAACTGCATACCCAACCCAACCGAAAACTCTTTGATGTTATGACAAAAGGCTCCGGCGATGCCAGAATGCAGCCTTTGTATTTTCTTATCACAACCGCCGGAACCGATACCAACAGCATCTGCTATGAAGTACACCAAAAGGCGAAGGACATTCTGGAAGGCAGAAAGCATGACCCGACTTTTTATCCGGTCATTTACGGTGCAGATGAATCCGAAGACTGGACAGATCCCAAGGTGTGGAAAAAAGCAAATCCAAGTCTGGACAAGACCA